CCATGCATATTCATAAAACGGAGTACGGTTAGTCTTGTAATCATAGATAGTAGCAATGGTACCATCTTCAAATGTAAGTGCCCATTCGCAAGTGGTTTTGTCTAGGTCGGCATTAGGACCATATTTGGGCTTGCCAAAGATTTCAACAAGCTCTGCAAAGGTAATTGGAAACTCGCCTTTGAGTCCGGTCATATTCGAATTGGCATCAGTGGTAAATTTCATACCAACCCCAATTCTTTTTCTAATGAGATAAACCCGTCTTCGATGCCGTCTTGCAAATCGCAAGTTTCAAGACTATATTCATGAACTAGTACACGGCCTAATCTGACTCGCTCGTCTGCGGTTAAGTCAGAAATCTTATCGGCAATTTTAATTAAGTCTACTGTGGTTTTCATATCTGCTCCTTATTAAAAATACTGGTTTTTATTTAGAGTCAAAAACCAGTAAAAAGTGACTGCAAGTTTCTGGGGTATCAAGGCTCCCCAAGGACCGCACGGCCCCATCACAGCCTTATCTGGTCAAGTTAATGATACGACCTTGATATTCCATAAAGCTCGTTCTCCAAGGAACAAACATTTCAATACCGACACGGTTGTCTGGTCCAGCTTCTGTTGAAATACGATCGTTGCCAAAATGATCTTTGGTAACCAAAATCTTGTATGCTTGGTAACCGTTTTCGGTATTATGAGCGTCAACTACACGACCTTCAATGTAGCAATCGTCACGGCCTAACATCGGCTTAAAATCATAGGCTCTAATTGTATCACCTTGTTGCACTGTAAGTTCGCTCATTTTTGCTCCTTTATTTTCACTATACATATATTATAGCAAAATAGCCATTTTGGGTCAACCGTTTTCCCCGAAAAAAAACCTGCATTTTTGGTGCCGCAAACCTAATATTTTTTACTAAATCTGTTGTTTTTTTGCTAAATATCGTTATGTTGTCCTATTATGTTTATTCCTATATTCGCAAGAACGGAACACCTTACTATATCGGTAAAGGTAAAAATGACCGTGCTTGGCGTAAACATCAGAATATTCCTGTTCCAACTGATAAACGCCGCATTATTATTATAGAAAATAATTTAACTGAAGTAGGAGCATTTGCTATTGAGCGTAGAATGATTCGGTGGTATGGTCGTAAAGATTTAAGCACAGGAATATTGCTTAATAGAACCGATGGTGGCGAAGGTGTTCGATTGCTTGGCGCTAATAATGGAATGTATAATCGCAAGCACACAGATGCTACTAGAAAAAAACAAAGTGCAAAAAGAAAAGGAAAGACCTGGGAAGAAATTTACGGAGTCGAAGGTGCTACCAAACTTAGACAAAAGAAAACGGGTCAACAGATAATTCGTAAAGATTATACCCCTACTAAACATTCAAGATTTGATCCTACCGAATATAAATTTTTTAACTACAATACCGGCGAGCTTTTAATTTGCACCAAATACCATTTCAGAACTCAAGTGTTTAATAATGGCACCAGCATTAATGATATGTTCTCAAAAGGTTGGTGCCAGCACAACTGGGGCGTGTTATTTGCTTAATTAAGCAACAGGCAAGGGTGTTTTTTCTATTAAGTCGTGAGCTAAATTTGCCATGAGCATAGCACCATACCAAGCCATGCGTTGTTCTTCTTTAGATCCACACTCGTTTAGGAGTCTGGTAAGATGATCCATGTCTGCCGGGGTCATCCAGAGACCACTGGTTGGAATTGGGTTGCTCATTATACCGTCTCCTTAAGTACAACATCATCAATTTCAAAGTTGGCGCTGTCGTAGGGCTCGCCAAGTTCTACCATACCGCTTTCGACTAACTCGCGGGCGTCATCTTCTGATTCGGCTTCTACCTCAACACGATAGATAACTGTTTCACTACACAGTACTTGAAATTTAGACATACGCAACCTCCCAATTGGCGATACGGCGTTCGATTTCGTTTTCAAGAATGTTCATAATTAAATCATCCTTAACGCCACGACTCTGACAATTCATATACGTTTCAAACAGGCCTTCAACTTCTTTGAAGGGCATGTTACGAACAATTTCTTTATACTCTGATGCTGTACGATATTGTGACATGCTATCTCCTTAGTTTGCTTCGTAGGCCGCTTTAACCTGACGGTTAAATTCGGCACGGATCTTGCGGGCTTCTTTGGCAGTCAATGGCTCTTCTTCAATCCGAGCACCAACTAATTGTTGCATGGCCACTGACGGAACTTTTAACTTAACCACACAGAAGGGATTTTCGTCACGAACTTGAGCGGTATAGAACTTCTCAAGTTCTTTGGCACCGTTTGCATGATTGATACGGAGCAATTCTTTGGCCGCGGCTGATTTAGTGTAAACACCGTTGATGAGAATCATATGAACTTCTTCACCAAATGCCACTAACTGATTAACCCGGGCTTCGTTTGTAGCAGTGCGAAACTTCATAGTGCCATCTACCAAACGGCTGTAACCTGCGTATACGATTGCATCTTTCATACTTGCTCCTTTTTATTTACTATACAACTATTATAGCAAAAGAAGCATTTCTGGTCAACCGTTTTACCCTATGAATTTTGCGTGATATTTAATTAAATTTGGTAGATTTTCTTTACTATTATGATTTTTATATTTGCTTAGATAATCAATAATATTAGGATTATAATTGATAATTAAATCTTTAGATAATCGACCATCGAGAAACTGTGGGAGTAACTCGTTAATAGGGCATTGTAATAATATTCTTGCAATTTCAATATCCTTATATGGGGTCCAAGTTAATGTATTTCCCAAATGCCAATGCTGATGATCATTAATTAATATATTCATTATCTGAGAATGTAATAACTCAATAGTTGGATATTCTTCTTGTAATTGATGTCGATTATTCCAAGAATCGGCCCATAATTCAGGATACTTATTAAAGTAATGATAATGATAACAGTTGAGATTATCAGCAAGTAACTCGCCAAAATTAATATTGTGCCATGCAGTTAACATAGCAATCACAGCCGGCCCTCTGAGAAAGTACTCGTCGCCGTGACTACCTGTGGCTAACCATGTAGGTTGAGTCCAGTGATGAATTTGTTTATACCCCCAAAAACTATTCAATGCCAGTTGATTTTCTTTTGTGAATTGATCTTGTTTGTAGTAGTAGTCTATGATTAATGCAAATGGTTTTCTACCGGCTAGCATACTGTATAAAAGTAAAGTGTCAACTCCGCCAGAACAAAATAATTTTAAATTGCTAGGTGCTTGTTTTACTTTTTCATCTAAGAGTTGACGTATTTGTTGCTGAGCTTGAGCGATAGTCAGTGGTGTAGATCTTACTGTAAGATCTATTGGACTTTTATCTAATGTAATATATCCTAGATTATCAATAGTAACTGTATCATCAGACCATGCTTGTGCTACTGTCGATTCAAGATTAGTAACTAGTCCAGCTTGATAATATAGTGGGAAACTTCTGGGACGGCTGTGTTCAATACTAGCACCAGCGGCATTGACAACGATTTTGCAGTAATTATCAGTGTATCCTTTGTAGAATGTGTTGTCGGTCCTTTGCCAACCATTATCACAATTGATCCATAGATTTCCTGCTTGATAGTTGTTTGGAAATCTAGGATCAGATGTATAAGTGCTAATACTAAAAAACATTAATCTCTTTTTGTAATAATCTTATCTGCTAGGCCGTATTTTTTGCATTTGTTAAAATGATATCTATTCATGTTAGCTTTATTAGTTCCAATTAAATTGCAGTGCGGACAGGTGATTTCTTTGCGATTAAGAGCTAATGTTTCTTTGCGTTTTCTTTTTGCTTCGGCCCGTTGTTCAACTGTTTTAGTTAATAACGTATTTGATATTTTGCTGGCAAGTTTTTGTATTTCATCATCAGTTCGAGTAGCCCATTGTTTTTTTGCTGACTGCGTATTTGCGTTTATTCTACTTTCTTCTTGCCAACTTTGTTTAACATTTTTTGATTTGCGAGCATTAATATTGGCTAACTTATCTTTTGGCATATAACCAAACTTATCACCACCATCTAGCCCATTTTCTGGACATAAATTTGCCCACTCATCAGACTTAACAATATTATTTTCTGCTGAAAATTTTATAGCAAACTCAGATCGTTCATTAATATTATCAAATTCCCATACTTGAACTGTCTCAATTAGTTTACCATGTTTCCGTAAATGAGAATTCCAATATACCCCAGACCCATTATAGTTGATAGGATCGTTATCGGTTTTACCAAAATAATTTAGTCCGGTGATTTTGTGTTTTTTGTGATACAGATATAACGACATAATACTTACTTAGCCGTGTTAAACCCTTTTAGACACAATTTTATCTGCCAATCCATAGGCAATAGATTCTTCAGCTGTCATGATATTATCACGGTCCATATCTCGTTCCAGCTGTTCATAACTTTTGCCAGTATTAGCAACATAAATTTCAATAAGTTGTTTTTTCATTCGTAAAATTTCGTTTACTTGGATTTCCATGTCGGATGCTTGACCTTGAGCTCCGCCCAATGGCTGATGGATAAGATGTCTAGCCCTGGGCAAAATAAGTCGTTTTCCTTTAGTGCCAGATGATGCCAACAGGCTACCCATACTTGCGGCTTGTCCCATTACGATGGTGCTGACATCACATTTAATAAACTGCATGGTATCAAGAATGCTAAGTCCACTGATCACGGAACCACCTGGGCTGTTGATATAAAACAAGATGTCCTTGTCTGGATCTTCTGATTCTAAAAACAGCAGCTGAGCTACTACTAAACTGGCTGTATGCTCGTTTACGTCTGCCATTAACATAATGATCCTGTCTCTAAGCAGTCTGGACTGAATATCCATTGCCCGTTCGCCATTTGCGGTTTTTTCGATTACCATCGGAACTAAATTCATGTTATTTGCCTTTTGAAAGAGTGTGTTGTCTGTGTAATAAATAGTATATATGAAAACAATACAAAGGTCTATAGATTCTGGTATCTACCAAATTATATTAAAAGAAGATAAGCGATCCTATGTTGGTAGCGCATTGAATATAAAAGAACGGTGGTATAATCATCGCAAGGCGGCTATTTCTTCTGGCCCTAAACAAGTTATCGCTCGGGCCCTGGCAAAATATGGTCCTGATAATTTTGATTGGATAATACTGGAACAGTGCGATCCAGATTCAGAATTATTGCTAGAAAAAGAACAGGCATGGCTGAATAAAATCCGCCCGTTTGCCGATGAAGGTCGTGGATTCAATGTTCGTAAGATTGCTAATTCAAATGCCGGTATCAAACGGACTATGGAATCAAGACAAAAACAAAGCAAAACAATGACTGGTGTTTCTAAAAGCCCAGAACATCGTGCAAATTTATCAAAAGATTGGGCTAAAAAGCGCAACCCAGAATATTTCCAATATGCTAGCGAAAGAATGAAGGGGGTTAAAAATCCTGCCAGGCGGCCAGAAGTAGCAGCCAAGATATCAGCAAAGATGAAAGGCAAAACTTGGAAAGACGACAAAGCACGAGTTGAAAACCATATTGCACAACGCAAAGGCAAAAAACAAACAGAAAAAGCTCGGGCAAATATGAAACTAGCTCAACAAAAAAATAAAACCAGATCCGCCGAAGCTAAAGAAAAATTTTACCTAGCACAAAGAGTATTGTATAAAATCATTGATCCAATAGGAAATCAGACTGAAATCTACAGTCGTGAATTAAAACTATTTTGCAAAGAACACAATTTACAATATGCTAATTTAATAACCACTGCAAAAACCAACAAAACCTACAAGGACTGGAAAGCAATAGTGTTATCTCCTAGTAATGATAAGTAAACAATATGCGTGATATTCTAAACTTACTTGATTCTGTACTAAACGAAGCTGCCGGCGGTATGAGCAAAAGATGGCTGGAAAGTCAGCAAAATCCAATCTATTTTCTTGATGAAAAAGGAAATAGATATACTATTGATAATCTCCTACTGTTTCCTACTGAATCTCCATCGGCACCCATTGAAGAACTGGGCGTTGAATTAGAAAATTCAATTACTCAATTAGGGCTAGGAACACAAAACATACATTTTGTAAATCGCATGCCTGCCAAAAAAGGTGCCGGTATGCTGATCATCATGAAAGATCAAACGGGTAAATTGTTTCCGTTTTTTAAGTTTTTCAATAAACGCGACATGGATGCCTTGGGCATGCACTGGGCACCAGCTGAGTTTAAAAGAGAAACTGGACTGGAATGGGAACAAACTCGTGTTACTGGCACAGGTAAAGATCGCAAAGAAGAAGTTATTTCCAGAGTTGATCTAAAACCAAAGGCTGCTGTGCCCACCAACACAAACATGAGTATTACGGCTGTGCCCGCACAGTCTGGGCAGATGTTGGCCGCTGATGAAAAAGTAGGCCCAGAGCTGGCTGCAAAATTAGAGCAACTATTGAAAAATACCCTTGCTGGTAGCGATGCGACGGTGCCAGGATTAGAACCATACGAAAGAGATATACAAGTTGACTACGGTGAAGTTGCTACTCCATTGGGCCTGGTTGCTGGTCGATTTGTCGGTGGCAGTTTTGCCAAAGTGGAATCTGAGTTGTTGGCCCCATTGGGGGTAAGTTGGAGTACAGCCACACAGGTGTTTTATCCCGAAGCTGGAAATGAACCCTTGTATGACAGCCAAATCATGTGGCCCAATGGTGAAAAGTTACGCATCAGCAACAAGGCCAAAGGCCAGGGTGGGGCAGCCAGCACCACCAGTATTTTAGAAATTATTGACAAATATCCAGAACGCTTCAGCGACAAAGACAAGGCCATGCTGGAACCAGGAGGCAAGTATGGCGATTTTATCACGGCATTAAGAACCATTAGTGGAACAATGAGTTACATGGGTCCAGTGGAACTAGCCGTTGAATTTGGATACATTGATTCAACTGATGCAACAAACGCCTTGGAAAATCTAAAAAACAAAACCAACAATATAAATTTGTTGACGACAAAACTACAAGAAATCGTCAATGATAAAAGCATCTTTAATGCACAAACAGACAAGCCCGACTACAAGGTCTGTTATAATGCAATTGCAAGTCTAGCAAGACTTGTGGTCAAGCATCTAAACGCCGACATAGGGCTGACTACAGAATTTTTCAAGTTTATGTTGAGTCGTGCCAACCTAGTACAAGTAAATCAGTTTACCACAAGAAAAGATGGTGGTGTGGCATTCAGCAAATTTGACGTGATATGGCCACCAGTGTTTACTGGCAAGATTAAATTCAGTGCAAGTGATTTCCAAAGCAATAAAAAAGCCACTTCACGTCTGGCATTTAGTGTGGGCAATGAGCGCGGTTCCAAGACTGCAGACACAGATCAACCAACCCAAGAACCACTTAGTGGAGCCACTGATCCAGAAAAACTGGACCAGGTTACTCAAAAAAGAAGTGGCGTCAAGGCCAGTACAGGTGGAATTGCTCCTGAAAAATTAGGCACTGAAAAAACTCTAGGGCGTCGACGTCAGCGTTAGTAAGTCAAATGCGTTGTAGTCTTAAACGGACGGCCAATAGCGGCGTATTCTAACTGTTTGAGAATCTTCTGCTTCATCTGCCGAACTTTGACATGATCGTGGTCCCAATCAAAAGCAGTTAAAAATTTGCAATAGCTGGAACTCTTGTGGCGTTTGGCTCGCATGGTGGCCATATAATGTTTTATTTCTACAGGATCGTAGCCAAATCGATCTAACATATCACAGGCAATGTTAAAACTAAACGCACCCATTTCGTCACGGTGTCCATAATATTCCTGGTCTATTCGTTGCTTATGATAGTGGGCGGTGCTTTCGTACCCGGGTATGTCTTTAAAATTTCTACTACGATACTGTCGCATATGGATTATTTCGTGTAGGATAGTATCAGCAAATAAACTACACAATCTGCGCCAACGATACTCGGTCATTCGAATTTCCTTGGCATCGGGATGATAACTCAGGACTATTTCCATAAAACCAGAGCATCCTACTTGATCAAGGGTGCCGTAATATGTGCCGCCCATGTAGACCAATTTAGGATTGTGTTTACGCTCTCGTTGAACGCGAACTACCCGAACTGGTAAGTAAGACTTGATGTGTGAGCTTAAATGTCGTTGTAACTGTTTTACTGGTATTTTTTTGCCGACAATATCGCGGCCTGCACCATATAATATACCATGCAGGTTATTGCGATTTAGCTGACTCCAGTTAAAACTCTCACGCATCTTGGTCTCCACGTAGACCAAGTATTTAGTGTATTTTGAGTTAAATTTAGTCAAAAAAAAGCCCTGTTTCCAGGGCTCCACTACAAAGGCCTCTAGGGCAATGTAATTACTTGGCGAATTTAAACTTCTCAAGTGCTTTAGTAAAATCAACAGATTTTGTGCTTTCGACAATTTGCTTAGACAACTCTAAACTTGTGTCATACACAGTCTTGGTAAAGTTAGCATAGGTGTCTACTAGTGTTTCGATGTTAGCACGGATGGCTTTATCTTCAACGTATGTCAAAGGTGTCTTGCTTGCTTGTGCTACTTGGTCTACTACAGAATTAAAATTAAACATGGTAAATCTCCTTAAATTAAGCGAGTGTTTTTGGAAGCCCCGACCATCGGCAACTTCTCTTTCTCTAACTTATTTATCAATTATATTGCAACCGCACATTTTTTCCTAGTCTTTTTGGCAAAATTACCCAAATATTTCACGGTATAACATATTATTATTTTGCAAAAATCTATGGAATACATTCCGCTGTTTGATGCAGATTTCTTTGTTAATAGTGATCCAATTGGCAGGTTCAAGCTTCATTTCAACTTCACTATCACCATACATATTATGAGTTTCTAGTCCGTGTTTATGACACAGGTGTTTGATCGATTTATTATAACTTAAACAATGCATGAATAGTTCTTGATAACCGCGATTGCGACTCCATATAATAGCTTCGTCAAGCATTTCGCCTGCAATGCCTGTACCACGATAATCGTTGTGTACAATAACACCAAACTCTACAACTTTATTGTTGACTGCAATATGAATAGTACCAACCCACCGGTCACCATCTTTGGCCACTAAAAAGTAATGATCATCGGGGTTTGCTAGTACACGTTCCATTAGTGCTGTGATAACGTGTTGGTTACCGGCTACACCAAAATACATCTGACGAGTTTCTTCGTCTTGAATTTTGAGCCAATCGCCAAACTTTGAGTATTCTTTAACTGGGAGAAATGAAGTGATTATCATGTTAGTCTCGGTACATAGCTTGAGCTTGTTTGTATTTGCCATTACGAGATAAATTGGCTGCTTTTCCGGCACAGCGTAAAGCAGTAATAAAATTTAAAATTGCGTGAATAACTTTCATGGTAAATCTCCTTCTCAGTATTTACCATTATATTGTGGCCACGCACAAATTACAAGCCCAAACGGCAAAATCAGTTAAATAAACTACAAGGAGATTTACTATGTTATCATTTTTGAAAAAACTTTTTGGCTCTAAGCCAGCAGAAACGCCAGCACCATACAAGGTAGAATCACCCAAACCTGATGTAGCTCCTAAAGTTGAGCAATTTCCATTTCCGGCCAAAGCAGAAAAGAAAACAGCAGCCAAAAAGCCTGCTGTCAAAGCCAAGACTGCCCGCAAGCCAAAAGCTCCCAAGGCTTAATGCTGTAGGAAATATCGGATCAGGCCGACGCCGTCGATCACAACTAGAAATACACTATTGGCCATTAGACCAAAACTCCTTCTGGTCCAGCAGGCCCACGCACTGGCACAACACCCTGAAATAAAGATTGTGTACAGTGGTACCACTGGAATGTTGGGCACTGTGACTGCAAATATCACAGCACTTATTACACTGCAAGCCCAAGCAAATACTTCAGCACAAAAACGCACACGATTACTAGTCCAATCTTGTTTGACATAATTCCAAAAATTACCTGCACCTACAAATATAAAATCCATTATTCTTTACCTTTAACAAACTTAATAAACTTGGTGTTATCTTCAAGTTTTTTTTGATGTTCTTCTGTGTATTCCCACAAGTGATTTGGTAGCCGTATGCTATAACATATTGGACAAGCCCATGTCTCATTTCTTAACTCTGCAATGACTATGCACTTGTCGCACACTGGAGGACCTACTCCCATAAACTCAGAGTAGACCTAGTTCTACTGCACGATTGTAGACCTGCCCACTGGCTAAATTCTTACCCTTGCTTTCTGTTTGTATATCTGCCCACTCTAGATGTGTCAACGCCCATGCATTAAGTTGTTTATTGTTGTAAAAATCACTGTGCGATCTCAATTTGGCTTTGTTGGTAATTGTTAACAGTTGTTCCAGCGACGGCATGATATCAATAAATTCGGCAATATGTTCTTCTCTTGATTGACTGTAATGTATTGCTGGTCTAACACCTTGCCAACTGTCAATTACTTGAGAAATACGATGATCTTGCGAGTTGATGTATTCTCCGGTATTGATAAAATGATGATGTATGTCTAGCACTATGCCAACACGCTTGCCTAATGGTAACAGGACATCAAGACCGGCTTGATATTCGTCATTTTCTAGTGTGAGACAATTTCGTAGTTCCGGGGTCATTTTTTGCCAAGCTGTATCAAATCCAGCAACACCCAATTTGCCACTTAGATGCACATTGATCTTGAAATCCAACTTGTCGAGTCCATACCCCATCCAGCGAGCCATGTCGGCATGATATTCTAATTCCTCTATACTTCGTTCAACAATACCTGGATTTTCACTAACAATACAACAGAACTGGCCAGGATGGAAACTGAGACGTACACCTAGTCGGCGAGCAGTTTCACCAATAGGTGCAAAAATCTTTTCTAGGTGATTCTGCACATCAGTCTGTTGCCACCAGTCAATCCAACTGGGCTCAGTATAGCCCTGTAGCATTTCACTGCCCAGGCGAACCATTCTACGATTCTCAGGTAATGTGGCCACCCGCTTAATCAGTTTTACAGCCGCGGCTGTGTTGTGATTCATAATGTCCCACTGACGTTGCTCGGCTTCTGCAGGATGCTCACGCAACCAACGCATGGTAGTTGAACGCCCGTTAAGGTCTCGATCCACTGCATCGACCTTCATGC